AAACAATCTAGATCGCTGGCTAGCCTCTGACATATGGGCGATTGCTTTACGCATCTTCACACTAGATACATATGGGTTGTCTAGTCCACTGATTGTATAGCTACCATATCCTGTTTGTGGATTTTCTATAAATACGTCATGCACCCAAGTGATCCCCTTGAGTGGTGTCATGGTGCAAATCACTTTACCTTTGAAGTCAATACAGCGCAGCATGCACTCATCAAAGATTGGCTTTTGATGCTCTTCATCCAGGACAACAAGAGATACTGCACCCCCTTGAAATTTTTCTCTCCCTGACTCAGCTGACATACTCATGATTTTGCCACCATTTGGTAGCAATGCATGAGCTCTGTCTTGAGCTTTCCAGCGTACAAACTTTGTACCAATCGGACAATATTTTTCAATCTTTGGTCTTAGATATGTAAGGGCATCTCCATATGATAAAGCAGATACCCATACTTCGCTGGGATTCTTGGGCAGCAAGTCAAGTGGGATCTGATTCAGTGCAGCCCACTCCCTTACCCACCACTCATTTGAGCCAGCTGCAAAAGCGACAGGCAGCATCCCAGCTCCGGATTCTGTCTTGCCACTTCTATTCCCTCCACTTAAAAGGAACGCCTCTGAATGTCTTAAAGCATGAACAACCCCCTCTCTTTGTGATGTTCGCTGCTCTGTAATGTTGCAATGTGTGCAGGTGTACAAGCCGTTGCCTATAAACTGCATCGGGCGGCCGCAACCTCTCTCTCTATCTGACTGGCTAGCTCTTCCATCCCATCTATGACAATGAGGGATCCAAAGGCGAGCTACAGCTAATGGGTACTCTCTTGCAATGGTTTCTAGTTTGCTGCTGACCTGGAGGTATTTTATTAGATGTTGTTTGTTCATGCGCCCAATATATCAGAATATAAATACTATTGACATAAAAAGAGAGCTAGCAGTTAGCCAGCCCTCTCCAAACAACTATCAATCAAACAATCATCTAAGATCAATAAGCGTGCCCTGAACGTATTCAGCGATAGAGTTGCACGGATAGATCAATCTTGAATGATGATGTACTCTAACACATTCTAGAGCCTCCACAACATACTCAAATTTCTCCTCAATCCATCCTTGATCACCACCGTAGTTAATCAATACTTTATACATTGTTGCCCCCGATGCTCTTGATTTTCATGATCACCTCTTCCCAAGTTTCAGAGGTTGGAACAACTGCACCACTCTCCAAGAAGATAAGCAGCATGCCTGTTTTCTCTTCAATGTGTGTAATGTGCCCAATGTTGATCAGTACTCTGAAGTCGCTTGCATTTCTAACAATAATCATCTTAATGCTCCTTAACTCTTTGCTGTCCCATTTTGGTCGCCAGCTTGCTGTTATCAAAAGCATGGAAGTCAGCTCCCGACCGTTTGATCACATCAAGAAGATCAATGATTGATCCCTCTACAATAAAAGGCAACTTATCGTTTAGTACCCGAATCCTACACACTGAATCTTCACGAGGTGGTCCATGCGCCTCAATAGATACAATGTGATTCACATTAAGCAATACAGAGCCGATGCGTTTAACATTGTCTTGTCCATCCAAATTTACAAGGTTCAATCCAATAAACTTGTTCATTTTGTCTCCTTAATCTCTTTCTGCGTTGATCTTTTGAGTGTAAAGTAAGTAAGCACATGACACATCTGATTCAGGGTGTAAGCACTTAGCTAAGCGGTAGAGATAGTGTACAGCGGGATACACTTCGCCACTCTTCCATTTGTTGATCGAGGCGCTGCTGGTGTTGCACAGTGCTGCGATCTCTTTGACTGTCAGATGAGATACCTTAATCTCTGCATGTAGAAGATCAGCAAATGATCCCTCTCTACGCAGACGGGCGACAGTGCGCCCCCAGTCTTTAATCTCTTGTCGCTCGCTGCTAATGTTGTCCATTGCCTCAAGTGTCTCTTTTGTTGTTGTTGCTTTATTAAGCATCCTTTGAATGTCAGCTAGATTCATTTTGTACTCCGTTTTGTTGTTATTCTCTGCTCACTGTCCCAATTGTTGATGATGATGATTGACTCATCTGCTCCAAGTGCTGTTGTATTGACTGCTACAACCTCAAATCCGATAGATAGAAGATGTGCGACTGCTACCTCTGATTCGGTGTTGAATGTGTGATCAAATGGGATTACAATTTTGTCTCCAAAGTGTCTATCCTTAATGACTACACGAGCTCCATGTCTGTCTGTTGGTGATTTAAATTCACAGGTGATGATACGCTTGTTGCGTCCACACAGCTGCTTTACTTGAAAGTAAGTTTGATTTGCCATTTTTGGCTCCGTTGTTGTTAATAAGCTCTATTGCTTACCTCTTCAACTGTATCAACTTCTTTATAAAATGTAAACAACTTTATACATTTATTTTGCTTGCCTGGCACAAGCTTACTCTTCATCTAGATCAATAATGGGAGGTGCTAGCTGTGCCATGTTCTGACTGACTTGCTCTGCCTCTTCTAACAGCTGAGTGACGCTCATATTTTCTGGAGTAATTGAGATCTGCACTTGTGGCTCCTCACGCTGTCCCCAGCCTATCTTTTTCTCCAGCCACCACTGTGCTGCCCTGACATCTCCATCCTTTACTGCACGATGTACAATACCCATCGCCATTATGTCAGGGCGTGCCTCAGCTTGTTGATATTCTAAAAGAAAATCATGATAAAGGCCTTTGTTTGCTCGCCTGCCCCGATCTAGCCAGTTCAACAAGGTAGGTAAAGTTATACCAGCATGTTTGCAAGCTAATGACTTTGATCCACCAACAGAGATCACTTGAAGTATCTCCCTTCGTGCTTTATCTGTTAGTTTGCTTTTTCTGCCCATTGTATCCTCAAAAATGGAGCGAAGGAAAGGAGTTGCACCTATTCGCCTGGCTGGTCACCAGGTTGCTCTGTCAGCCCCTCGCATGGCTTTTTTGGATACGGTTTGTGTAACTTTGATAGTATCCTTTTGTGTTTTTTTGTCAATGGAAAAACATACTTGTGCTTGATCTTTTGAGATACTTTCATGAATCCCATCGCCTTTGCATGTTTTAAGCTTTTGACACTTCTGCTATGTTTCTGTTCACCTTTGAAGTTTATATATTTCGGATTGGACTTTACATGACCCAGATATATCCAGTTCGTAGCTTGGTAGATTGTTCCATAATGCTCCTGATTCATATCACTATATGAATAGATCGCTTTGATTTTTGGATTTTCTTTTTTGAATACTTTCAAGCATTTTGCAAGCACTTGAGACGTAGCTAGCTGTTTTCCACTCAAAGCAACTCTAACCAGCTCACAGATCTCATTGGGTTTAAAGCCTTCTGACTTGCCCAAACTTCTACCAGGTCCAAATCCAAATATGACAGTACCAACAAGAGTACTATCTTGCCACACTCCATAATTTAATGTTCGTCCAGCTGTAACAGTTTTGCTGTAGTGCCAGACTTTACAGATACGCTGGGCATCCTTAAGACTGATACGCTTTATCTCAATCAAGCTCACCCCCACAGTGAGGGCACAGCTTAGTTTGTTTGAGCTCTGAATCATCATCAATAGGATCAATGTCATCAAAGTTAAAATCCATATCCAGGATGCTCTCAAGTTCAATCGGATCAAATCCAAGTACATCAAGATTTTCATTCTTGTCTTTCAAGTCTTTAAGTAGGTCAGCTAGCTGATCTGTTTTCCAATCTGCTTTTTCTCCCAGCTTGTTATCAGCGATCATAAGGAGCTCAGCATCCGTTGGGCTCAAGTCGACATATACAACAGGAACAGTCTGTAAGCCCAATGTCTTTGCTGCTTTGAATCTAGTATGACCTGCAATAATAGTTCCATCTTTGTTAGCTATAATCGGGCTAGTAAATCCAAATCGTTTAATGCTGTTTGCAATACTCTCTACAGCGTGGTCATTGTTTCTTGGATTTTTCTTGTGTGGTTGAAGTTTTTCAATGAGTACATACTCTCCAACTGAATGATCGTTCATTTTCGGATCCCCTCATATTCCTTTTGTATAGCATCTCTGATGATTTTACTTTTGCTCTTGCCAGTACGCTCTGCAATGTCTTTGAGCTGCTTTAAGCTCTCAAGATTCATGCTGATACATATATTCTTATGCTTAGTATCTTTCATTGTCGCACTAGATAAAGACGGTCAGCAACATGTTGTAGTATGATTTTTCTACAGTACACAGCTGGATCCTCATTGTGTGCAATCTGTGCCAGGACATTGATCTGCTGCATTTGTACAGGTGAGAGTTGTATAACAAGTCCGTTTTGCTCTAGCTGATCAGCTGGTGTAGCTGCGGGCAGCTTTGTGCTCTCTCTGTCTGTCTTACTTACTTCTTTTGTTTTCCGTTTTGCTGGCATTTTTATTGTCCTGTAATTTGCAATCCTGCATATATTTTAAGTGGCTCTATATTGTGACAAAACCATTCGATCGCCTCTGTGAATGTGCATTTATATTCAGACATCAAAACTTTAATCAAAAGATTAAAATCATATACAACAGAATCGCTTTGTACAATTGCAGCATCAAAGATTATGCGTGGTTCTAAGTAAATCATGGAGTGTTCCAAATAGAAAAAGGAGATCACAATGATCCCCCTTACTATATAGAACTATACAAGCAATGTCAATGTATTAAATCATCAATTAATCCACTCTGTACAATTTGATGTCCTATCCATTCAGAGGCTTGAGGAACAATAGCATTGCCTAGTGCTTTTAATTTAGCCAGTCTGTTGGGTATCCCATCATCCACGCTACAAAGTCGGGGTGGATGCGTTTCTTGTTTCCAATAGTTTCTGATGTGTATCCCTCCATCTTTGCAATCTCCACTCCCAAATCCGCCTCCCTGTTCCAGCATGATGGGCTCATGTTGTTTTTCATGTCGTGACAAGTTGGAGTAGGCAACACAAAACCAGCGCTTTCGCTGGTGGGGAGCTCCAAAGTCTGCTCCACTGCGTATAACTGTCCACTCGCAGTCATACCCGATTTGGGCAAGAGCTCCAACAACATCGGTTCCACCCAGTCGAATGATGTTTGCGACGTTCTCCAAGCAAATAATTCGTGGTCGAAGTTCGCCAATGATTCTGTGTAATTGCCAAAAAAGACTTGATTTTTCACCATCGTATATCCCCTTTTTTTGTCCCGCCATACTTAAATCCTGGCAAGGAAAGCCTGCACAAAGCAGATCGATTTTCTCTAAATTGTGAGCTCCAACTGTGCACACATCATCAAATATAGTTGCATTCGGCCAATGCTTTTTCAGTATGCTCTGACAGAATGTATTTTGTTCTACTTGCCAAATCGTATGGCTGTTTGGGATAGCACGTTCAAGGCCTAGCTCCCAGCCCCCAATACCAGCAAAGCAGGATCCGATTCTTACAGTCATTTCCTATTTACTCCCATCATTTCAGATAGTGATAACGGTGGAACATAATTGCCACTTGCATCCTCACCAATCTTTTGTCTCATTCTGCGATCATTGCCTCTCTTTGATTTGATGTCATCTTTACGCAATCGTTCTCTTGTCGCTTGATAACGCTGCTCAACCTCTGGTGGCATTTCAAATCCATAGCGCTTGCACATCATTGCACCAAATACGCTGCTCCACATAGGATGATCCCAACATGCGATGATCTCTCCATCCTCACTGACATCAATGATCCCTGCGTCAATCTTCTTTTGCCAGTGGTGCTGACTCTGTTCTTGTGCTGGCACAATACGATCGCTTGTTGGATCATAGAAACTGCAATGTATCTCTGCAAACTGATCTTGTGCTCTCATCCAATCCATAATCTCAAGATAGGATTTATGTGGGCTTTTTGATGCCAGCTCACAGGTGCAAGCACCTTTGTAATGTGCCTCTGCTTTCCTTTGTAAGCTCTGACGGTATCCGTAAAAGTATACTTCTCTGAAACCTCCCTCTTTACCCTCTTCATCTGTTCTGCAGTGTTCACAGTATGTTTTATCCAATGGGACGCTGTGCCAGTGTGTTTTGAAGTCCGGTCGGCTGTGCAAATACTCAGCTACCTTTTTGACGGTTGGCAGCCATTCAAGTTCATTCATGAGAAAATCTTGGAATGAGTGAATCAAATACGGTTCAGGGATGTTCTTGAACTTCTTGATGTACAGTGTGTACTGTGATTTGATCCAAAATGTATTCTTGTTGTAGTGATCAGCCAGGTTAGACAAGAATCTGAAAATGATCTGTCCTCTCTTGCTGGTGACATAGTCGGCATATTTCATTGTTTGCTCCGTTGTTGTTTAGCTAGTTTTAAAAGTCGTCTAGCTGTGTTGTAAGATATGTTATTCGCTTTTGCGTATTTTGTAAGGTTTATTCGCTGTCTGCGAAGTATCATTAGGTACAGCTGAGAGTAATGCCACACAGCTGCTTGATTTTCATCTAGCAAGCTGACTGGCATTTTGATGTACAAATCCATTATCGTACTCTTTGAGCGTTGTACTGAATACAGCGATCAAAGGCACAGAAGTAAATCACGATACTAAAGATATGATCGCCACATTCACTCAAAACATACCAGCGCTCTGACTTGAATGTGTCATCTTGATTTTGTGGAATGCTGCCAAACATCCCCATGAATCTATCGTAGCTCATTGCCCGATAGTGTACGTTACTTGCAGGTAAAGTATGCATAGTTGCTCCGTTGTTATTATGTACATATGTACATATCATGTTCCATTAGATATGTATACATCTTTATAAAAATATTTGATTTTATCAGCTAGATAGCAGTCAGAGCTCTTCAATATCAAATTCTGTTTTTATACATAATTTGGAACATCTTTGCATTTTCGTCTTACTGACTAGCTGACTTACTTGTATTGAATTTAATTGTAATTATGATTGTTATTGTTATGTTCATCTAAGTACTTAATTTTATTGTACTTTTTCTGCTTACTTGTGAGCAGTTTGTGTTTGATTTGTTTTCTGTTTGTGACTGGGAAAC